AAAGTATCCAGTGAACTATTTAGCAATGCCATTGACTTTTCGTCCAGTCCAATTTGTTCTCCGATCTGATAAACCAGGTCAGCAGCAGCATTAACTATATGATTCCTTAAATCTAACTGTTCTTTTAATAGTTCTATTTGATCTTTGTCATTTTCTGCAATGTCTTTCTGCATCTTCTTATACCACTCAACGCTCCCGGAAGCTAATTTAAAATTATCCGCCCCTTCTTTGCTAAATTCAGAGCCTATTGCCGGAGTCTTCCCTTTTCTTACTAAAGCCCTGTTAAGTATTGAATATCCTTTGCCGGGATCTATCTTACTAAGTATTTCATCTATTTTTTCATATTCTTTTTTAATAGCTTCGAGAGCCTCTTTTGCTTTTTGTTTCTCAGAATCATACAATTCCTTTCTTGCAGCCATTAAACTATTAGTTGCCCTCACTTGTCTCTGATCACTTTCTTTCTGCAGATTGATTTCCTCTGCAATGGCCTCCTCAAGTTTCTTCCTATCTTCATCCCTTAATTGTCCCCGTTTTTCGAGTTCAACATTCTGATTCCTTATATTCAGAATTACCCACTGCTGATGCTTAATTTCATTCTGCGCTGTCCTATTTTCCAGATCAAGAGCCTTTTGAAGTGCAGTTATTCTTACTTCTGGCTTCTTTGTATCATCAGCATAAAGTAACCTGGCCTTAACAATTTCTGCGTTAGCTTTTGCCCTTGGTACGATCATTGCACGTTCAGCATCTCCCAATTCTTGCTGTCTTCGTGTATAATTTTCAGCAGCCTCTCCGGCTTCATTCATTGATGTTGTAAGGTCATCAAAATATTTCCTTACTCCGGGAATAAAGTTTGCAGTTGTCGAAATTAATTTCAATCCATTTACAAGTCTGGTTCCCCAGGGAGTCGCCTCATCACCTTTCTCCCCGACCATTGATTTTCCTAACTTAATAAATTCACCCTGCAATACTCCAACCGCCGCCTTTAGTCCAGATATTTTTCGTTCAAGTAATTCAATCCCTTCCTGCGACCTTGTTAAAAATGATAATACAGTTTCTTTCAGTACCTTAACTACCGCCTGAACAGAAACATAAGCAAGCGCCATTCTGCCTATCTTATCTATAATTCCAGTAGAAGACTTTTCAATCTGAACATTCCCTTCAATCTGTTGTTTTTGTAATTTAGCAAGCTGCGCCTGTTCTTCTGCGAGTGCTCTCTTAACTGACTTTAATTCCCCTGCAGCAGCCATTTTACTCCGTCCCGCCGTTGCATCATCATAGGCTTTTTGAAGTCGCTTAACATCCTGCTCAATAGATTTGATGAGAGTCTTTTGCTCAGCGATAGCCTGTTTAAATGATTTGGTCATTTTATTAAGGCCCTGATCTGCCTGACTTCCGGCCTTCTCAACACCTTTTGCCCAGTCTCTGACAGTTTTATTACTGTTTCGGATAGCAGTTTCAAGCTGTACGGTATTTAACGAGGCATCAAAAATTATACTACTCATGGCTTAATATATTTTCCAAGTATTAAATTTGCCTGATCGCCGGTAATCATCTTTTTTGCTTTGTAATCCCAGTAAGGATAATCATACATTTGAAGTTGTAAAGAAATCCAAGAACTTTCCATTAATTCTTTCTCTGTTAATCCAAGTTTCACACGCATCAAAGCCAACCGGCCAAAGATAGACTCTCCTCCTATTGTTCTTCCTGTTTCACTACTGTCCGGATCATCCCTTTTGCTGAAATTATAATGTAAAAAAAAACCTCTGAATCACATTGTTTTCTGACAATATTAAATAAAGTCTGAATATCTTTTAACGGAAGTTTAAGAATAGCCCTGTAAACAATCCATTTATATTTTGTCCCTGTAGCAATAGTTATTACCTTAGCTATATAACGGATATCAGGAATGCCAGACATTAATGCCGGGAACATTTCTTGCTCTTTGTCAATCTCTTTGATCTGAGATACTTCGCCACTGATATCAATTAACTGTCTGGCTGTAATGGGTTTTATTTTTAATCTAAATCGAAACCAACCATACTTTAAAGTAAAGCGGTCTTGTGACCCCGATAGTCCAAGAATAATATTTGAAATCTGTCTCTGCATTAAGCTACTCTATTTTGATGTTTTTCATTATATGCTTTTTTACGGCCTTCAACCATTTTGCTTAATGTTTTTTCTGAATATGGATTAACCTTTCCTTTATTCCACGGTGTTTTGCCTTGATGTTTTTTAAGAGTTTCTTCTGAATATTTACTCCCTTTAGCCCAAGTATTTCTACCTTTCATCCCCTTGCTGTGATTTTCTCTTGTTTCTTCTGACATCGGAGGTCTTTTTTTGGCTGAATCACTCATCTTTTTACTTGTTTCTTTAGGGACGCCTTTTTTACCTTTATTCCATGCAGTCTTACCTTTGTGTGCCTTACTACTTTGTAGTTTAGATTCTATTGTATGATGTTTACCAAACATAGGATTATCTTCACCAAACAAACCTATATGCGAAGGCTCACCTGTAATCTTACAAATATTAAAGAATGGATTTAGAGTATCAATATAATACTGCTCTCTGACAAAAAGAAATTCAGGAAAACAAGGTTCAATAATAATTAGCACTAAGTCTATTTTCCCATACTTATCAAAATGACGTTGCAATTTTAAAGAATGATGATCTCCTTTTCTTAAAGAGTTTAAATGACGAGACCATCTATCCCTAATATTAAGGGAGCTGCCTATATAAATTCTTTCAGGATTTATAATAGACTGAATTTTATATACACCGGATAGTTTCATACCCAAAGATACAAAATAATAATTAAGATCCTCTTCGGAGGCTCTTAATTAAAATGCGCTAATCTTCCAACTACCAGTGTTATCCAATGTCATTTGAGGGAGGGCCTTGAGCTCCAAAGAAAAAAGCTTATCCCTTCCACCACCGCCGGTGATGCGAGTGATGCAGTTTGCATTATACATCTGAAGCTTATGCCCTGAATCAAGTAAAAGCTCCAATGCAAGGTTAATAGTCGTGTAGCCGGTTGCAGGAGTGTATCCGGAGGCATTGCCTGTACCACCTTTCAAGGCAGCAATATTGGCGAAGGTCATGTCATAGAACTGCATGATTGCAGAAAGTTCGCCTTCTTCTGTTTTTACGCTTCTGACAGGTGAAAACTTCTGATCAACATAGAAGTTAGTCAGAGATCCTTCTGTCTCCTCAATACTTACAGATCCCTTAACGGTATCCGGTAAGGTAGTCAGAGCGGCACCCGAAGGCATATTGCTCCCGGTTGCGGCTGTTCCGTATTTTACGGATGCTATTCCAAATAAATAAACTGCCATATTCTTAATTATTAATGTTTTTGAAACTAAATCTTAAATTTGAATAATGTTCTCCAAGTTGCTCCTCCCTTATTGTCTCCTGACTTTCAAGATCAATGAGATAACTTGTTGTAGAGACTTGTTTTAATGCTGCCAGAATTAATGCTGATCCGGCTTCCAATTTTGTGGCATCAGGGATTAACCCGATACCCGGCCCTCCGTCAATATCCTTAACGTGATAATTCACGTTGACATAACATTTTTGCATCACATTAGCATTTACCGGGAGCGAGTTGATGACCACGTATTCTGTTGCGGTTGACTTGCTGGGTTTTGTCTTTAAATATTTTGGTTTCGTTATAGACCCCAAAAGTGAGTAAACAATACCTATTATGTAATCCGTAGTCTTATAATCGCTCATGGTATAAATGTTTCTTCCATTCGTGCTGCCGTGCCTTCCTTAATGACTTCGAGTTTTTCCAAGTGTAATGCCAGATCAATCATACAAACATCTGCCTGGTAAGAAATGACATTATATCCTTTCGACTCTACATAAGAAGCGTAATTCATCCCTGCAATGAGGATCATCTGAAAACCAGTCGGTTTGATGAACTCCTGAATTGATTGTTTATTCATTGATGCAATTTCTGCAGCAGATAACCGACCTTCAGTTATTTTTCCAGCAAGTGTCCCCGGTTCCTTTCCGATAATCAATTCCCCATTATGGAAAATATAATACCCGATTGAGTTCCGAAGGTTAGCCGTTACATCTTCATATTGCCCTGCTACATGACTTTGCGCCTGTCCACGTGCATTAATAATAAATTGTTCAGCATCATTAATAAACGCATCAATAATTTGTTGATAAAGTAATCCAGCCTGTTTTTCAATATCTTTCATTGACTTAGCCTCGTTGAAATTACTCTTTAGAGCCATAGTCTTGAATTTAATTGACCATTCGAGGCACGTTTTACTTTACCCGTGATCGTACCGTTTGAAAGTGCAGTAAGAACAAAATCAGATCCTGCCGGTATGACCACTGTTGTAACAGGCATGAAAAGATCAAAAGAATAATCTATCATCACTCCATCTGCCCCTGCTATTTTCTTCCCCGTGCCGTTCACTTCTGCCCGGCATGAAAAAGTATAATCAGTTGTCTCCCCTGCAGTCCAAACTCCGCTTGCATTCTGTGAACCAGATGCAGAAGTAGTTACTACGATACTATCAGGATATTGTTGCATCAGAAACGTTGTACAAAGGTTGCCGTTTTTTTCAAAGAACTTGCTGGTATTGGATTCACTGCACTATACTTTGTATAAATACCTGCTGCCAAACTTAAAAGAGTTGTCTTATCAGCCAAACTGACCTGATACCCCCCTTCAACAACATTAGGGACAGTTACAAGTGTAGTGATCGCATCAGCATAAGCAAGATCAAAAGACTCACCACCTGAATAAATACCAGCAGAAGCAAGCCCTCTGTCCTGTAACGCAAGAATAAAAGCATTCTCAGACAAAGGATAATTCATCTTGGCTTTTATCGCTTCAAGGTTTGTCATGTCGTTTTATTAAAATAGGAGTAGGAATCCTACTCCTATTAATATATAATTAACTCCATGAAGTCGCATCAACCTTCAGGATAAATATCCCGTCCACATCGGTAAACCGGGGAAAGGCATTGGCCTGCCCTTTAGTAAATTCACCGAAAGGCTCCAACTCTGACCACTTCGATAAAAGTATATGATCTCGCTTGACCTGGATGGATTTTTTACTTACTGATTCACTGGTTTCCTCAGCTATAGGTCCGTGAAGGACGTTACCGATTTTTAGATCAGGAATAAAGGTTACATAACCATTTTTCCATGCAGCTACGTTGGTAAGTGCATGTGCATTGCTTTCAAATCTCACATTCGAGTCAACTATAACAATCTTCGGAAGAAGCCTTGATTCAAATAGATTACTCAAATCCGTAAATGTCGGAGTGGCTTTCGTGGTTGTATTACGGAGTACTGCCCATTCATTCTGTACCTGTGTTGATGCTACAAGCTCATTAAATGCTGTTCTATCGCAACACATATACTCCAAAGGATACCCGGAAGCCCTTGCATTATCTGTAAGAGTCCTGATATCAGTCATTGGAACACTACCAGATGCTTGTGACCATTGAAGAGTAACGCCTGTTTTATTCCCAGTAGGAATACCGAAATCACAAACATCTTCAGTTATGATCCCATTATTGTTTGAGGAGGTAAGAGATATCTGACCATAACTAAGTGCCTGCATAGCAAGGTACTCAGTACGTGCCATAACACCTGTATAACAGAAATCAATGTCATTAAACACGAGGTCAAGAAGTGCGCTCCTATTAATATCGCCCAAAGATAATGCTTTCAGAATGTTATAATCATTCATATCCTTTTCATCCATCTGCCTTTTAATGGCTATCTTTGGGATGTCTCCGGTTATCTTGGTGATAATTCTACGAGATTTGAGAGGCGCAGAAGAGTTATACTCGATAACATCTGCCATTACAGGATTACCACCCGACCCAGAAAGGGATTCCCATGTTAATTGAGTGGTATATTTTAAAGGGAAAAACTGTTGCCAGAAAAGTTTATTAAGGAACAGTTCACGCCGACGGTTAACGTAAGCTTCGACATTCACTTTCGTTAACTCTTTTAAAATTGATCTTTCCATTTTTTCTATTTTTTAAAAGTTAAACGAAACGAACTAAAGGAAGTAGTGCCTTAATGGTTGCATCAACAAAATAAGGCAATTGTGAAGTACGAACACGACCACGGACCAAAAGTCCACAACCGTTATTATCGTTAGTCAGATCGACAGGGTTAGTTGCAATAGCAACAGGAGAGTATCGAAATCCACCGCCATTAAATCCTGAAGTAGCATTTTCAATTACCAACCCACTTGCAGCAATAGCAATACTCAAATTACTACTGAGGTTAAGCACATCTTTCCCTGTGCCAGAAGCTACAACTGATGTGATCCTGACGCCTGATGCAGTGCCTAAACTATAACCAAGAAGATCGCCTGCTTTAAATTCATGGTTGTTATAAACTACGACATGATTAAAACCTGATGCTACCAAAGCATTGGCTAACATAGCTGTTTTCGTGAGATGATAAATCCCATCAGAGTCCACTCCAAGGAGTGCACCCTCTTTCATCCCAGTTGCTGAAGTCGGAAAATCATCTTTCTCGACCACACCGCCTCCGGGAATATCCTCAAGGATCAGCTCGACGGCTAAATTCCTTTCGGTATCTGTTGAAGAAAATGTTTGCATAATTATTATTTTTTAATTAATACTTTGCCTTGCGGCTCTTTCGGGAACTTCTCATTAAGGTAAGCATCGATTGTAGATTTCTCACTTTGCTGCCCGCCTCCCGTTGGCGGTACTGAAATAACGACCCCCTTCTCTGCCATTTCCTGTTTGAATCCGTTGTAATCGGTTTCAATAGATGCGACCAGTTGATCAATCTCGGCCTCTGATTTTGGAATCAGATTCCGACCCTTTAAATACGATGCAGGTATATCCTTTAATTTTTCATGCTTACTCACTTTTTCAGCTAATGAGGCTAAAGTCTTTTCCTGTTTTTGCTTTTCAATCTCCGCTTTAAGAGTCTCAGTTGATTCCTGTTGTTCTTTTTTAAAAGCAGTGAACCAAACAGGCTCATTCGGATCAGGATCAGCGTCTTTGTCTTTCGGAGGTCTGCCGACTTTCTTTATCGGCGTACCGTCTTCATTAAGTCCGTGTTTTTCCTGGAAATTCTTTAAAGCTGTCTTTTGTGCTTCTGTTGCTCTGCGGTCGCCTTCGATCTGAAGTTGTGTTGCAGAGAATTTGAGTGTCTCGATGATCCCGTCTGTGAATACGGTCTCAATATCTTTTTCTTCTTTTACGGTTTTGCTGAACGTATCTGCAACCCCTGATAAAAATGATTCACTGACCCCGGTTAATTTCGATTTCAGGAATGCTAAAATTTTCTCTTTCATAAAATGAATATATTTTGTTCAAAATTACGTTAAAGTATATTGTTAGTTCAATAAGATTATTTAACTTCGTCCGCATATAGACAAGCAATATGGTAATAACAGTTGAAGAGTATGCCAAAATGTTCCCCTCGAAAGGGAAAGAAGTCTCCCCAAAAACTATTATAAGACGTTGTATAAATGGTTTTTTGCCCTCACATCACCACGCAAGGAAACTACCAGGCGATCAGGGCCAATGGGTGATTGAAATAGCGGATGAAATTCCCAAAATAGTCGTAACAAAGACAGATCCACCAAAACCGGATATAAGAAGTATGAATCGGAAATATTTTAATTTTCAGTAATAAAAAAAGCCCCTCCGATATGGAGAGGCTCTTTCCGAAAAACCTGGGGGCTAATTATGAATTTCTAATTCTTTTAGTTTCTCAGGCGCAATCATTCCCTGCACTTTTGCGGTATCTAATAATCTATTAAATGAAGCAGTTTTTGCATCTCCATTTTGCTTTTTATAAAGTAATTCCTTCAAAACATATTCTGCATCATTTACCATTGGTATCTTCCAACCAGTTACAATAAAAGTTCTGTTTTTGCTTTTTGTTAATTTTCGGGATGGAATTATAGAATGACCGAGACGGGTAGCAATTTCAGATACTTGAAACATTTGCGTTTTCATCATCTTAATATAATCATACCTGAATTTCTTTACAGAATATCCCTGTCCGAAAATTGCATGACCTAAATCATCATAGGTCATAAAGGCGTTTTCTCCTTTTGTATTTGAAAGGAGTAAAGCATAAATTTGTGATGCTAAACTTAGTTTCATAATTATTATTTTTTATTGGTTTGTATAAATGTATCTATCATTGTAACTGTTTTGTTGAGATTATTAACAAGTTTCATGTGCCAGTTAATCTGTTCCCAAAATTTTGGGACGCCACCAACTTCACGATAAAGTGTAGTTAATCTTAAAAGCTTATCCTGTAAGTCAGAATTAAGAGAATCAACAGATTTTATTTCATTCTCAATAGTTCTGGAAGTATCAATAGATTCTTTCTTCTTCTTTGGAACTATCACTTCTTCAATAACAGCATTAGTCATTGCCCTTTGTCCACCCTCAGATTCTTTATATTTTGCAACGACTGCTTTTTGCTTTCCTTTTGGAATATCAAACTCCTTAACAGAAGTAATAAAGTTTCTGGCAGCCCTTTCGGTAGGTAAACTATCTATTGCTTCCCGATCAATTTTATCATCCTGAATCATCTTCAGACGTTCAAGAGAATAGGAAACCCGGCTTTCATTCCAGTTAAGAAACTGTGAAATCATATCCTTACCTATAATAGTTAGGCGTCCATGGGAGCTTAACTTCTTCACTTCTTCCGGGTGCTGCTCAAGAAATTGCTTTGTGACCCTGACCGTCTCATCAATGACTCTCGGCAATGCTGTCCATGCTTCCATGTTCTCATTTGCCATAATCTTTATCATTGTTGCATCATCCAATTCCTTCACCGGAATATCAACAAAGTCTATGGACTTAAACACTTCTCTTATTGCTGCCAGTCTGTGATGACCATAAGCAATTTGATATTTGTTTCCATGTTTCCGGGAAAGTATATTATCCCAAAATCCTGTTTGCCGGATAGATTCAATAAGGCTTTTCACCTTTGCCTCATCCATAGGATAATTATTCATATCCCTGTATGGATTAGGTTCTAAATTCTTAATTTGTACTTTCATATATAAAAAAATTAAGCCCCACTAAAAAGAAAAAGCCAGAGGTAAGTACAACCGAACCTTCTGGACAATTCCCCGTTAATGGGGCAATTTTAAAATTAAATAATTTCTTCATGTTGTACTTTTAGAATACCAAAGATAAACCTATTTTTTGATTTTCATAATGTTTTCGATAATATTTTGATTGTCCTCAATCCAGAACGGAGTACTTTGGTATTTTGAATACCTGTCAAAATTTTCTTTTACATACTTTTGAAACTTATCTGAATAGGTTGTAATCTGTTTAGCCTTTAGCGGTTCATTACCTTTTAGGTATGCGTTAAAATCATCAGGAGGCATTAAAACAGCGACCGCATGACAAAGGCAAATCGGATGCCAGCCTACCCAAACAAATGTTTTTGGATAAGTACCTTCACATTCATCACAAATATCAAATATTTTATGCTGTGCTGAAAGTGATATTTTTTTACCAATAACCATCGGAAGTTTCAACCAACGAATATGGTCTGCCAGAAGATACGCCTGATTCGTGTTTGTACGTGCCACACGCATAGCATTTTTATAAGCCGAGTTATACACTCCCTGGCCTGGTTTATTCTCCAACATTGCCTTACTTGCAATAAGACGGCCATTATTATCACGTACACGACGAAACAAAGCATCTGGATTTTTAAGGTAAGTTCTAATCCTGCGTGAAATAGTACTGGCACTGTCCCCATTCGCTAATCCGATACCTAAATGAATTTTAAGTTCGCCCCTTAATTGTTTTGCTACCTGCCAAACTGAATCTGAAAGTGTTTTAGTTCCATGCTTGCCGGAAATAAACGCTTTGAGTGCCGGAATGTTAGGCAAAAAGTATTTTGCAGATTGTACTGCTTTAATTTTGCCAATAGTTGAAAGGTAATCTTTTACTATCTGATCATTTTTAGAGTTACTTAGTCCCCAGCTCTTTTCAATATCCAGTTCAGTTAAATCCAAAACGTCCTTATGAAACGACTCAATTATGATGTCAATCTTTTTATTGATAGCACCGTTATATCGGAAACTTTTTGAAAATTTTATAGAAGGATCATTTGAAAGTAAGGCAAATTGTTCAGCAACCCGGTTAAATATTTCCCGGAATTTTTTATCATACTGCAATTGCCGTTTTAAAAACTTATTGCGATATTCGAGTGAATGATCAGGCATAACCTTCTGATTTAAGTACCAAAGTTACACCATTTTTTAATTGTCCCATCTGATCGCACCATTTAATTGACCGTTCAAAATTATCATTTAAGGCCGGTAACATATCATCATAAATTCCAGGCTTTAAATAATTACAAACAGCAACTATCTCTTCCACGTCATTAACATCAATAATCCCGTCCATATTAAAGAAGTCGCTAATATTCCTGCACCCATAATAAATCGGTACTGTCCGGGTCTGAAAGCAATCAATAAGTTTTTCGGTAAAGAAATTAGCTATTGAAGTATTCTCAATCGCAATATGAAACATGGAATCAAATAGCGGATTTTTTGAGTCACCCAAAATTAACTGCCCTGTATAGTCTGCCTCATTCCACGGAACGAATGTATGAAAATGTTTTGCATTGCCGCTTAGATAGAATTTTTTCGGAATGGTTATCATATCCTTTTTTCTCCATAATTCATGCCTTAATTCGTGACCTTCTAAAGTCTGAATATTCTTACCCCCGACGACAGTTGAAACGCTAAACTCTTTTCTTGGTTCATAACCTTTGACCCACGTATTCGGAAAGTGAAATAACCTTGCTTTTGGATTCGTCTGCAGAACTTCTTCCTGGTATGTCAGTACGTAATTATAATAACCTTTATACTTTTGTACAAGTGGAACCATAGGCGACCGCCACGGCTCTTGTAAGATGATAATACGAAGCGAATCCGGCGGGATATCTTCTAAAGTAAATTGATCTATATAGACATTGACTTCTTTGTTGCAGTCAATATCTAAATTGATCGGATAGGCGTAATGAAATTTAACCTTCATGATATAAAGTTCCAGTCATTTAAAAAAACATCTGTTATCTCATTTGCAATAGTCCCGGAAAACCAAACAGCCGGAGCGCAAACAATTTTATTTGTATTTTCATTCAGGTATGCACCCCAACGGGAATAAGTCGAATTTGCTATTATATTGTGTGTGCATTTAGTCTGCAGGTAGAAATCAATGTAATCAGGGACACCTTCGCTAAATATTACCCTTTGATCTTTAAATGTCTCTTTACACCACGGAATGTCATCAGAGATAATATAAATATGGTCTATCTGAGTCTTTGAATCCATAAAAGATAAAGCCTTTTTATAGTAATTTTCACCACAAATATGACTCGCATTTATAAGATAGTCACCCCTTCTGACGTGAAGCGAAACACTATTTATAAAATCAAACTTTATACTTTCAAGCATCTCGTGATCTTTGAATAGTTCAATAATTTCCTTCCGGTATTTGTCGAAATATTTCTCACTTGAAAAGTACCC